GGGCTGGTCTTCAGGCAATGATCGAAGGCGGCCTGCTGCTTTCGCCCGACATTAAAGGCGGTATATCCGCTGACGCATCAATATCGTCCTACTTGACATCCAGCCCGCGACTTTCCGGCTTTAACACTGTTAGTCAACAGCATTTTTCCGCCGATCTAATTGCGTCAACTAGGCTGCAGGGCTCCGGCCCCAGCTTGTTTGCTCAGTTGGATCTAAACCCCATAGGGATCGGGTTATTTGATCCGTTCATCAATACTCGAGCCCTTCACATCACCGACCACTCAGGTCGCTACTTCCTGACCATAGCCCGCGAGGATATTTAAATGGCCAACTTGATCTCTACCGAGCTTCGAAACCACATGCTGTCTGCCTATTTTGCAGGCGGCGCAACTCCAACCCAGCTCTATCTGCGCCTGTATAAAGACGAGGCTAGCGTTACTGAGCTGACCACCCTGGGAGATATTGCCCCGCATGAACAGCCGGGGTCAGGCTATTCCGTGAAGACGCTTAACCCGGCGGACTGGACTGTAGAGGAGGGGGTTGGCGGTATTCGAGCAAGACTGACCGACCAGACGTGGACAACGACAGCTGATGATTGGGATACGCTTCGCTGGGCCGTTATTTCCACTAGCGGTGACGATTCAGGCGAGATCCTTTTGGCTCGTGATTATGGAACTGGCAAAACCGTCACCGGCACAGGCGCCAACGTAACCGTTGATGACCTTTTCTTTCAAATCAACGACTGAAGCTAAGCCATGATTGAGTTCACCACCTACATCGGGCGTGACAACTCATTCTCAATAAAAATCTGGCGAGGAGACACGCTTGAGACAGCAAGTCCGCTGCCTCTTGTGGCTGTCACTCGCTGGATTTTAGTGTTGCGCGATGGGTCACAGCTGGATGATCCAGAGATATTCATTCCCAAGTATGAAGATAATATTTTGGAAGTTAATGCTGGGCCATGGCTGACACTCAAAGACTATGGCCCGCATAAAGCGCACTTGGTCGCGTACACACTCGAGAATGATGACGGGGTTCGGCTGCCTGATTTCAAACTGAAGGTCCTGAAATGAGCAAACAGGTTTTCGCCAATAATGCCTACGCTGAGCTGGCCAGCGCAGTCACCGGAAGCGAATCTACTTTTCCGGTTGCCAACGAAACAAATATCCCGCCTATTTCCGGCGACGAGTATTTTTTAGCGACACTTCAATCATCTGCGGATCCTGATCGCGTGGAGGTCATAAAGGTAACCTCCGCCATCCCGGGGGAGTGGGCTGTTGAGCGAGGGCAGGAGCAAACCGAAGCCCTGCCGCACGCCGCATCAGCGCGTATCGAATTGCGCCTGACCGCGCAATCCCTGCAAGGCCTGCTGCAGGACGCCAAAAGCTACACAGACCAAAAGCCGAAGACGCTTGCTATTGCCCACTCCCTGACAGCCCCGCCTGAGGTGCGCGACATCGACACATGGGAGATTGACGTCAGTGCCGTAAGCCGACACGTAAGCGGCAGTATCGCGTCGTTTGATGTGACGTGGTGGGACGGCAGTACCGAAGCAGTGGTGGCAGCTGGCGGCGCGGCAACGCTTTCCAGGGCGGTCGATCAGCCAGTAGGCGGTGTCGTTTCAGCAACCGTGCGAGCGCTTGATGACATCGGCAATGCCAGCGCACCCGAGACTGTAACGGCTGATGTAGTTGCCAACCGCGTGCCGGAAGGCCCTGTTGTGATAAGCGCGCCCACCCAGACCGGCAAGAACAGCACGTTCCAAGTTTCTTTTAGTGGCGCGACCGACCCGGACGGCGATTCGATCAGTTACACGGTCACGGACACCGGCGCATTCACCTTTGCCAAGACGTCGGGCATTGCTGACGGGGAGATTGTAGAGGTCACGGCGCCCGATGTTGCTGACGATATCGCTATCACGTTTAGCGTGAAGGCAGTGGACAGCCTTGGTGCCTCGACTGCCACCTATAGCGAAACAGTGACTGTGCTTGCCGCGCAAGTGATTGGCGTTGCATTGCGCGCTACCGGTAGTGGCGGCACCTTCGATCACATTGACGAATCAGGCGCGACGATAGCGACCCCAAGCACTGCATGGTTTAACGGCCACCCTGTGTTTGGTGGCGTGCAGGATGTGTCCGTTGATGGCCAGATAATGGTTGAAGTGCCGCGATTTTACTACAAGCGCGGTACCGCTGGCGGCGATCCAGCATGGTGGATCAGCGATCAGCCGCTAACAGGCTTTGCGACAATGCCTGCCTTTGTGCTCGACGGCGTTGAAGTGAGCTCATTCCAGGTAGGGAAGTATCAGGCATCGCTTTCTGGCGGAAAACTGCAGTCGGTGTCTGGGGTAAGCCCTGTTGTTTCGCGGTCGTTAACACAGTTTTTAGCCGACGCAGAAGCGCGCAATGTGTCGGGTGTTGCAGGGTTTAGGCTCTGGCATTACGACATGTGGCTGGCCATTCAGTGGTTATACCTGGTCGAAAACGCGACGATGGATAGCCAGACGAAAACGGGCGAGGGCCGCGTCAATGAATCCAGCGCCGCTGCGGTCGATGCGGCTGACGTGGCTCAAGCTACGTACCGTGGCATTGTCGGCTTGTGGGGCAATGTTCGCCAGTGGATGGATGGGTTGCGCACCGTCAGTGGCAGCATTGAGCGACGGCCATATAGCGGAGCATGGACTAGCACTGGAGGGAGTATTCCTTTTGATGCAACTTCTGGCTACCCGATAACGTTCCGCTCAACTGGCGATGAGCAGTTCATCGCTGACACATTCAGCGGTAGCAACGATGCGTCTGCCACGATGCCAGACCAGCGATACTGGAGCGACGCAAGCGAATACTACCCCCTCGTCGGCGGCAACTGGAGCGGTTCGGCGATTGCGGGCCTCTGGTGTCTGATCTGCCTCAGCGCCGCGTCGTACTCCAGCACGTACGTCGGGGCGCGTCTCGCGAGGGTTGTGTCATGAGTCATGCTCCCATGGGTCATGGCAATGCGGCCGGTAGGCCGCGACAACACCTAGCACCTATCGAAGCACTACTGGTAAAGCTTGAAGAGCTGGACGATTACAGCCATATCGCCTTGCGCCAATATCCAAAAGCAGAGCGACATCTGCTCGCGGCAGAAACGCGGTCGAGCCTAGAAATTCTACTCCGGCTCGCTATTTCTGCCTGGAAGCACTACTACAAGAAAACCACGCTGCGCGACATGGATGTGGAAGTAGCGGTGTTGCGACACCGTGTTCGCAAGGCGCAGCGTATGCGATACATCACGCCAGCACGCTACAAGGTGTGGTCAAGCCATATTGATGAGTTTGGCCGCATGCTGGGCGGCTGGATAAGGCACGAATCAAATAAGCACTGAGCAACAAGGGCAACTGCTCATTTCGGCGTCCCCAACGTCGGCGGCAACTGGAGCAATTCGGCGAATGCGGGCCTCTGGTATCTGATCTGCAACAACGCCGCGTCGAACTCCAACACTAACATCGGGGCGCGTCTCGCGAGCGACCGCAATGGACAGAAGCCGTGGGCCTACGGGCCTACGGACAGCGCCTTATCCCTCGGGGCGGTTGTCCTCGCCTATTGGCGAAACATCTACTGTGCGCGGCGGCTACGGTGGCCGCGCCCCATCTAACGCAGTAAGGGTATAACTTGTCCACGCTGTACGACCGCGTTATTGATTTTGACAACCTGCTTGCGGGCTATCACGAAGCGCGCAAGGGGAAGCGATACAGGCCAGAAGTAGTGCGCTATGCCGCTAATCTGGAAGAGAACCTGATTAACTTACACAACCACTTGGTGTGGCGAACGTGGCAGCCGTCTCCCGCGCGCGAGTTCACTATCCTCGAACCTAAAATGCGCATGATTCAGGCGCCGCCGTTTGAGGATCGCATTGTTCATCACGCCTTGGTCGATCTGGTTGAACCCATGTTTGAGCGGCGCTTCATCCATCACAGCTATGCGTGCAGAAAAGGGCGCGGCACTCACGCCGCCATTCAGGCACTGCAGCGCATGCTGCGTCAGTGCCGGCGAAAGTGGTCATCGGTTTACGTAGTGCAGGCAGATGTTCGCCAGTTCTTTGCCAGCGTCAATCATGAAACGACGTTAGAGAGTATTGCGAAGGTCATTGACTGCCCTGAAACCTTAGCCTTGTGGCGCAGAATCTTAAGCGGCTACGGCCATGAGGACGGCATAGGCATCCCCGTAGGCGCATTGACCAGCCAGCTGTCTGCGAACATTACGCTCGATGCCGTGGATCATGAAATGACAGACGGTCATGGCGCCGGTAAATACCTGCGGTATATGGATGACGTGATTATTCTTTGCCCTAGCAAGGCCGAGGCCTGGGAGCGGTTTTATCAGCTTCAGGGATGCTTGGCTCGAAGGGGCTTGTCGCTCAATCCCAAGAGTCAGGTGCGGCCCGCGTCTGCAGGCGTGAACTGGTGCGGCTACCGAACATGGACAACGCATATTCTGCCAAGAAAACGCAACATCAAGCGGTTTCGCAATCGCTTGCGCCGACTCCAGCGCCAATACGCAGCAGGTGAGGCGAGCCTTGATGATGTCCGGAGGCAGGTTTATTGCCTGCTTGCTTATACGAAGCACTGCGATGCCTGGCGAACCACTAATGCCATTATCCAGCAAATCACACTGACGCGAGAGCATGACAATGCCTGATTTGACGATTATCGAGACGGAGTTGGGGCGCGCCCTTGAGTACGATGGCCAGCAAGTTCCACTGCCAGCCCTTCCCGTTGATGCCACCGTTCACGCTTACTCGACAGCAGATGGTCTATGGGTCGGCATTCAGGCCCCTGGAGAGCCACGGCCAGTCTACCCGGGCAGCGGTGGTGTGAAGCTTGGAACAATCGAGTTAGAGGCTGATGCAGGCACCGTGGAGCTGAAACGCAAAACTGACCTTGTCGCCAAGCTCGAGCCGCAACGCAAGGCCGCTGAAGCGGAAGGCGTCATCATTAACGGCATTCGTTACGCGGGCGATCCTAGCAATCGGCAGGCGCTGGGCGAAGCGCTGGAATACGCCAGCGTCAGCGATGTAACTGTTTTTTCTGGCTGGAAAGACAGTGACGGAAAATTCCACTTAAATCATCCAGTGGCAGACGTGCGCAACGCTTATGAGGCCATCGGCACGCGACGGTCTGCATTGATTGCGCTAGAAGGAACCTATGCTTCGGAGATCATGAGCGGGACACTGGTTCACGTCGATGGCTTGTCCTGGGAGGTTGGCATTGAAACTTCAGCATAGCGCCTTTCGCGGCGAGCTACCGATTCTTGATCCTCGCCTGCTACCTGAGAATAACGCGCAGGTAGCGCGCAATGTTGACCTGAAGCGCGGCACGCTGCGGCCTGAGAAAGCCCCTTCCCCGGTGGCGTCACTGCCAGGCGTTACCAGCCCCGCCAACTTGTACCACTATGACGTGGGTAGCGATGGCGATGGATTCTGGTTTTCCTGGGGGCAGTCTTACGATGTTGACGTGGTTCGCTCGCCGATTGCCAGCGATGCTTATGCCCGGGTGTACTGGACAGGGCAGGGCCCGCCTAAAATGTCATCGCTCGATATGGCAACAGGCGGGAGTGGGCCATACCCCTCTAGTTGGTATCAGTTGGGCGTACCGGCACCCAGTGAAGCGCCCAGCGTTGCCACGCCATCTGATCGTGTCCCTCCCGAGCCTATCCGCAACGAACAAGGCGATGTGATTGAAGAGATCACGTTCCCGCCAAGAACCTCGCTGGAAACCGTTTATGTAGTGACCTGCGTTACGCGCTTTGGGGAGGAGGGTCCGCCAAGCAATCCGTCTGGCTTTATTTCACGGTGGGACAGTGGCGAGGATATTCCGGCAGGCGGCTCGGTTGAGGTGAGTCTGCCCAGCATCCCCAGCGGCAACTTTGATATTGTCGCCAAAAGGATTTACCGCGCAGAGAGCGGCGGGCAGTACCAAATGGTGGCCGAAGTAGACGCGTCGGCAGCGAGTTACACCGATGGCGTCAATTCAGCCGCGCTTGGCATCGCCCTGCAAAGCCTAGAATGGGATGCCCCGCCTGCACAGTTAACCGGCTTAACGCAGCTTCCAAACGGCATATTGGCTGGGTTCTTTGATAGCACCCTAGCATTTAGCGAGGCCTATCGCCCCCACGCCTGGCCAGTGGGTTACCAGCTGGCGTTCGATGATCCTATTGTCGGTATCGCATCGATCAGCGTCGGCTTGGTCGTTGTGACGACTGGGCAGCCTTGGCTGGTGACTGGCTCAAGTCCAGCCGCTATGTCGCAAATGCAGCTTGACGTTAACCAATCCTGCGTTGCCAAGCGCTCCCTGGTAGACATGGGCGGCTTTGCGCTCTACGCCTCTCCGGATGGTATTGTGGCGGCGGGTGGTGACGGCGCTCGAGTGGTAACGCGAGAGCTATTTACTCGCGAGCAGTGGCAAGCACTAAACCCTAGCACCATTCACGCGTACCGCCACGATGGCCGCTATCTGGCGTTTTACAGCGGTGGCTGCTTTGCGCTCACGCTGGGCCAGGGCGTGGAGTTTTACGACCTGAGCGCAAGCGGTGGTTACTACGATGTCACACGCGACATGCTGTATCTTATTCAAGGCGGCAGCGTTTCCGCCTGGGGTGAGGGCGAGGCCATGACCTACACATGGCGGTCACGCTTGCATGAAATACCGCCAGGCGCTGCAGGATTTAGCTGTGCCAAGGTGATTGCTAGCCAGCATCCGGTAACGCTTCGCGTGATCGCCGATGGGGAGATAGTTCTTGAGCATGAAGTAATCGACGCCCAACTGTTTCGGTTGCCCGCAGGTCACACGCTTTCCCGCGACTGGGAGATAGAGGTGTCTGGTAGTCACGAAGTGCATTCCGTGCAGGTTTCGGCCTCGCCGGGAGAGCTTATTTAACATCGCCTAGCCGTGAGGCTCGCATGAATAATCGACGTAAGACGCTTCCTCCGATTGACCCCAAGACAGACCCGAAGCTGCGCCCGCTTCTCGAAGCGCTTAAAGAAATCACTGAAACCGGTGACGGCGTGCGCGGTGATCCCATGGATCGCAAGCTGACGATTCGCGACTTGGTGGATGCAGGGCTGGCTCGCCTCAAGCCAGGCAGCATGACGGAGTTTGGCCCCGCTGATGATGAGGCCATCGACAACGACCCGCCTGGGTCAACGTTAATCCCGCCTCGCCCGACCGGCTTTAACGCTATCGGCAGCTTTGGCTATATTGTGCTGTCCTGGGATATTCCCGGTGACCAGTATCTTAATCATGCCTTTACCAATATCTATCGCAGCGAGACCGACAACTTCGCTAATGCGGAGATGATAGGCCGCGATACTGGGATGATGTATACCGACCATGTCCGAGAGGTTGAGGAAGAGGGCGTCGGGTTTTATTACTGGATCACGTTTACCAGCACCGAGGACAGGGAAGGGCCAGCCAACAGCACTAGCGGCACCTATGCCGAAGTCATTCCCGATATTGGTTTTTTGCTGGATAAGCTTTCTGGCCAGGTAAACGAAGAGGTATTAACGCCTGCCTTTAAAAATAGACTTGATGGCTTTCAGGAAACAATCAGCGATTTAGGCGACCGTTATACGCTGTCGGTGACCAACAACGGGCACGTTTCTGGCTTTACCATCTTCAATACTGGGCAGCAAAGCGACTTCGCTGTCTTAGCCGACCGGTTCACGATAGCCAATCAGTTTGGTGCCGAGCGTCACCCGTTCTTTGTGGTGGGTGGTAATACGTATATTGACACGGCTTTGATTCGTAACGCCTCTATTCAAGAAGGCCAGTTAGGCCCTATCTCTTTTGGGAAGATCACTGACAATAATGGCACGCCCGTTACCACTATAGCGGGAAAGCTTAAAGGCGAGTTGATTGAGGCGGAAAATTTAAGGGTAGCTGAAGCAGCCGTCTTTTACGGGAACGTTTATTCAAACAACTTTCGCGCAGGCATTGCAGGCTGGGCAATATACCAGAGCGGTAACTTCGAGCTAAACGAAGGGCGCATTAGAAACTCGGTTCAGATTGGCAATACGACGGCTGGCGATATAGCTCAGGGCGTAGGTAGTATTAATAACTGGAAGCGCCCGGGCTCAACGCTGATCGATGGCAATAAGATTTTCACCGGCGATGCTTATGTGGACACGCTGGAGATAAAGGGGAATGCCGTCACGATACCTGTGTCCGCTTATGCAGGCGGTGGTTTTACCCCCACTAGATGGGCATGGGCCGATATTATTTCTGTAGCAATTGACCCACAAGGAGCCCCTTTAATCCTTATAGCTACATTTGATTTAGAACTTGCAAATCCTGGCGGCGGTACGGGAAGCACCCAAAATTCCGTATATGCCGACGGGAGGTTTTTAGTTAACGGCGTTGTAGAAGGGGGGACCCGACCTATAGCTTACGATTTGCAAACAGGTTCAACCGGCGCAACTACTAACGGAACTTACACGGTAGCTTATAGGCTTGGAGGATGGTACGGAGCCAGGACTATCTCTTTTCAGCTATATTGTGACGCCTCCCTTACGCGATATGTAGCAAGAAGATTTTTATACGCTCAGGCAGTTAGGAGATAATGTAATGGCAAGATATGCTATGGCGCTGGAAAGCGGAGAAATTATACAAGTTACTGAGGGGCCGTATCTTTACATACCCTGTGATGAAACAGTTTCTGATGAAACACACTATGTGGATACTACTCAAGAGACTGTTCAAATCTTTAAAAAACAGGAATTGGACATAACGTATATAACCAATGGGCTAGAAACCCTGTTTACCCAGTTACCCATAAACACTCTAGTTAAATCCGAGGGGTTATCAGTTATCTCAGACGAACAGGGGGTAACCATTGAATTTGAAATTCCAGGTACCTACAAAATTGAGTTCCAGCCCCCTCCAAGCTATGCGACTAAACGTATGGAGGTGACCGTTGGCTAAGTTAGCGATAAAGCGCTTTGAAGACATAGACACTCGCGGTAGTGCAGTTGATGCGCTTGATAAGAATGGAGGTCTTATCTTTGTGGCACCTACTGTCAAACTAGACAAGCATGGCAAACAGGTAGGTGAGCATCCCTATAGATG